GACTAAGGCAGGTGTTGCAAAATATAGAAGAGATAATCCTGGGAGTAAATTACAAACAGCTGTTACGGGCAAAGTAAAAAAAGGTAGCAAGGATGCAAAAAGAAGAAAGTCTTTTTGTGCTAGGTCTGCAGGACAAATGAAAAAATTTCCAAAGGCCGCTAAAAATCCTAATAGTCGTTTGAGACAAGCTAGAAGAAGGTGGAAGTGTTAATGGCTACTAAAAGAGAAAAAGATTTTATGCATGATTTAGATAAGAGAATGGCTATTCTTGAAGATACGATAGATCGTCTTGAGAGCAATCATTTAACGCATTTACAAAAACAAATAGATAAGATTGATGCCCGTATATGGGCTATTATTTTTGGAGCTGTTTTACAGTTGATAGGAATTGTGTCTATATTTATAGGGATGAGTAACTAATGGTATTAACAGGAAAAGCAAAACGAAAAATTAAAACAGTTGCAAATAAATTAAAAAAAGCTTCAAAAGCTCACGCGGGTCAATCGAAAGTATTATCTGGATTATTAAAAAATGGCAAAAGAAAAAGATCCTAAAGTTGGAACGGGAAAAAAACCAAAAGGTTCGGGTAGAAGATTATACACGGATGAGAATCCAAAAGACACCGTTAGTATCAAGTTTGCCACAGAAGCAGACGCAAGAGCAACAGTTGCGAAAGTTAAAAAAATTGATAAACCATTTGCGAGAAAGATACAAATACTTACTGTTGGTGAGCAAAGAGCAAAGGTTATGAAAAAAAATAAAGTGGCTAATATTTTTAAAAAAGGTAAAGAACAGATTAGGAAAGCGAGGAAAACATGACATCTGTAGTAAGAACAGGACCCAAACCTTCTAAATTAAATGTTACTTATTTTAAAAGGGGTGGAGCCGCCTCAAAAAAATCTAAAGGAAGTAAAATTTGTCCTGCTGGAAAAGCTTGGGCTAAAAGAACTTTTGATACATATCCAAGCGCATATGCAAATATGGCTGCTTCAAAGTATTGTAAAGATCCTAATTATGCTAAAGGCGCAAAAGGTAAAAAATAATGGGTGCACTTAAAGATTGGGTAAAACAAGATTGGGTTCGCATAGGAACTGATGGGAAAATCAAGGGAAAATGTGGGACTTCAAAGGATAAAAAAAATCCTGACAGGTGTTTGCCTAGATCAAAAGCCAATAGTTTAACTAAGTCGCAACGAGCTGCAACAGCTCGTAAAAAGAAAAGAGAAGGCGCAAAAGGTAAAACTTTTGTTGCAAACACTAAACCTGCAAAGGTTAAAAAAATGGGATCAGGCGGAGCAGTAACGTCAACTAAAGCTAAAAGACCTTACAACGGTAAGACGGAAAAGGGCACTATTGTTGCAAGAGGTTGTGGTGTTGTTATGTCTGATAGACGTAAGAAAACAAAAGTAAGGACATGATATGGCAACATCCAATTCAACAAACTTTGAACCTGATGCCGCAGAATACATAGAAGAGGCTTATGAAAGATGTGGATTAGAAATAAGAACAGGCTATGAATTAACTACAGCACGAAGATCTTTAAATTTAATGTTTGCAGATTGGGCTAATAGAGGTTTAAACCAATGGACTATTACTCAAAGAACACAGGCTCTTACTTCTGGGACTAGAGAATATTCTTTAGCAACGGATGTAATAGATATTTTAAATTTAGTTGTAAGACGTTCTAGCACAGATTTTTCTATGAATAGAGTAAGCAGGTCTGATGATTTAGCTATTCCTAACAAAACCACTACAGGTAGACCTACACAATTTTTTTTAGATCGGCAGATAACACCTAATTTAAAGATATGGCCCACTCCTGAAAACAGCACAGATGTCATACATTATGATGCTTTAACAAGAATAGAAGACGTAGACTCTCAAGTTAACACAATGGATGTACCTTTTAGATTTTATCCATGTTTGACAGCGGGCCTAGCATATTATCTCTCTATAAAAAAAGCGCCACAAAAAACACAAATGTTAAAAGCCATTTACGAAGAAGAGTTTGAAAGGGCGATGGGAGAAGATCGAGATAGGTCAAGTTTTACTGTAAGTCCACAATATGCTTATCTGAGGTCTAATTAATGTCAAGATTTGCAACAGGTAAACACGCTTTTGGTATATCAGATAGATCAGGTATGAAATATAGATATCGTGATTTAAAAAAGGAATGGAACGGTTCTCTAGTGGGTCCTGATGAATTTGAAGCCAAACATCCCCAATTAGGCCCTTTTAGAACCGTTTCAGATGCTGAAGCCTTACGAGATGCTAGACCTAGCAGAACAGAGAATGCAGTAGAAGTTCTTTTAGTTCTAAATCCTTTTATATCTACTTCTTCAGGGTCAGGCGTAATAACTGTAAGAGAGTTTGGTCATGGTAGGACTACTGGGGATACGGTTAGATTTAGAACAGTAAATGGATTTGATGGTTTTACAAAAGCGGTGCTAGAACAATCTGCTGGTTATAGTATTACAGTTGTAACGACAGACACTTATACATTTACAGCTAATGGACAAACGGCTACAATAGGAGGTATTGTAGGAGGCGGTAGTCGAGCTACAGCTGGGCCAACAACGGTGAGTGCGTGATATGAGTTTTACAAAAGCAACATTAACAACAGCAATACAGGATTATACAGATAATTCAGAAACAACTTTTGTAAACAACATACCAACTTTTATAAAAGCTGCTGAAGAAAAAATATTTAAAAGCATTGATTTAGATATTTTTAGAAAAAATGTTACAAGTTCGTTAACATCCTCTGATGAGTTTCTTACAGTGCCTTCTGATTATCTAGCATCATTTTCTTTTCAGATAACCACAGCTGGGTCTGAAAGTTTTTTACTACAAAAAGATGTTAATTATTTAAGAGAATACACTCCAGCTTCTTCAACAACTGGACTTCCAAAATATTATGCAAGATTTGATGAAAACAATTTTATGTTAGCCCCAACACCTAATAGTAATTATACAATAGAATTACATTACTATTACAGGCCCGCTAGTATAACAGCGGGAGCTGATAGCGGCACTACTTGGATTAGTACTAACGCACCTTTTGCTTTATTATATGGATCTTTGATTGAAGCTTATACTTTTATGAAAGGTGAGCCAGATGTTCTTCAAAATTACAACAATACATATTTACAATATATGGAGAGAATAAAGGATCTTGGAGAGGCAAGAGAAAACACAGATGCAAACAGAGTTGGTCTACCATCAAGACCGAGAACATAGGAGTAAAAAATGGCAACATCAAATGCAGCAACCAATTATTTAGAGAGAAGAATATTAAACTTTATATTTAAAAACAACGCACAAATAGGTGGTGCTAATTTTGGTTCTGGAAACTCTAATGGGTTAGGAAATGACATATATATTGGATTAGCAACAGCAGTAACAAACACAGGAGAACTTGGATCATCTGAGATTACAGAAGCTGATTTTAATGGATACACAAGAATACAAGTCCCTGCAGCTAAATGGGATATTATTGCAAATGATACAACAGACACACAAACTGCAAAAAACAACGATAATATAGAATTTAATGCTCATAGTGGAGGTAGTAGTCCTGGTGATGCTGCTGATGTAATTTCTCATGTTTTCATTGCTGATGCATCAAGTAGTGGTAATATATTATTTGTTGGAGCATTGGACTCTAATAAAACAATAGCAGAAGGTGATATATTTAGAATTAATACAAATAACTTAACGATAGAGTTGAAATAATGGCATTTGTAATAAATGACAGAGTAAAGGAAACATCAGATACAACGGGCACTGGGACACTTAATTTAGCAGGTGCAGTTACTGGTTTTGAAACATTCGTAGCAGGTGTTGGAACCACTAATACTACATATTATGCCATAACACTGGCAGGAACTTCAGAATTTGAGGTTGGTATTGGAACTGTAACAGACGCAACTCCAGATACTTTATCCAGGGATACCATATTATCATCTTCTAATTCAGATAGTGCAGTTGATTTTAGTGCTGGAACAAAAACTGTATTTTGTACAATACCAGCATCTAAATCAGTTCTTTTAAGTGATGTTGGAGCGTCTACTTTAGATTTAAGTTCTGCTAAGACACATGCAGGTCTATATGGAAGTTCATCAGCACCTATAGAATTTACAGTTACAGTAGGAACTAAAACAGCAGCACACCCTTATTATGGAGATGGTAGCTCTAATGCCTACTTTATAAATGGTGTTGAGTCACCTGCTTTAACATTACATGGCGTTGACAATGTAACATCTAATTCAGAATATTATTACAGGTTTACTCTTAGCTCAAGCGACATGTCAAGTCATCCATTTAGACTTTATTTGGATGCAGATAAGACTACAGCATATACAACTGGAGTAACAACAACTAGTACATATTTACAAATAGCAGTAAATGAGGACACACCTAATATACTTTATTATCAATGTTCTTCTCATGGATACATGGGTAACTATGCAATTACATTAGGATCTAATAAAATAAATCATACTGAAGCTCTGATAAGTTTTCCAACTACAACTGGAACACTTGTAGGAACAGGTGATACAGGTTCAGTAACTAATGATATGTTAGCAGGAAGTATTGCTTCATCTAAACTAGCAGGGAGTATTGCAGATAGTAAACTTAGCACAATAAGTACGGCAGATAAGGTATCAGGTGCAGCTATTCAAATAGATGGAGCAACAGACGGAACATCTATTACTATTGCAGATTCAGATAAGTTTTTAATAGATGATGGTGGCACTACAAA